GATTCTGACCCATACGAAAGAGATTATGAGAAAATAAAAGAATATTTCTCACAAGGATATAAGCCTTGTTCTACTTGGTATGAGAAAATGGTTAAAAAGTTAAAATACGATAAACGTAAAATTAACCAAGAGCTTAACTGTGAATTTCTAGGATCTGGAGATAACGTATTTGAAGCAAAACAATTAGACTATATTAAACAAAACACAATAGAGGATGCCCCAACTAAATTGATGGGAAATTCTTTATGGATGTGGAAAGAACCAGAACAAGGACATAAATACATTATGGGTGTTGACGTATCCCGTGGTGATAGTGAAGATTTTTCGTCAATTCAAATTATTGATTTTGATGAACGTGAACAAGTTTTAGAATATGTTGGAAAAATACCCCCAGATGCGTTAGCGGAAATCGCCTATAAATGGGGTTTAATGTATAACGCATTTTGTGTTGTGGATATTACCGGTGGTATGGGGATCACTACTGTAAGAAAAATGCAAGAACTTGGATATAAGAGTTTGTATATTGACGGTGTTGATACTATGAATATTTGGGCGATTAATAAAAGTTCAGCTGATAAAATACCAGGAATTAACTTTAACAATAAACGAGTTCAAATTATTGCTGCTTTTGAGGAATATGTTAGACATAAATTTAAAATTAAAAGTGTTCGTTTATATAACGAGATGAACACATTTGTCTATGTCAATGGAAGACCCGATCATCAAAGAGGACAGCACGATGACCTTATAATGGGTATATCAATGGCGATATATGTTGGTGAATCCTCTTTTTCAAAACTTGAAAAGGTAACAGAAAAAACAAAAATGATGATTGAATCTTGGACCGTATCAAATAACGAATCTGTTGCAAAAGAAGCGTATTTTAATCCAATGTTACCAAATATGAATGTTAAAAACGATAGATACTCAAGAGATAATTCAGGACCATCAAAAGACGATTATATGAAATATGGTTGGTTATTCGGTAAACGATAATATTTATTGTTATGGGTTTAAGTCGTAGAAAAAAATCTGGAAAAAAAATAGGAGGATCTTCACTTATAGTTGTTGGTCAAGACATTTATAGTACAAAAACATTCAAACCGGATTTTAATAAAAAAAGAAAACCTTATGAAGAATTTGCTGAGGCGCCAAATGTAGTCCCAACAACAACCACAACAACAACAATACCTATTGAAACTTGTAATTTGGAAACCCAACAATTAAACAACCTGGTAACACAAGACTATTTCAGTTTAGTTTGGTGTTAAAACATTTAGAAAAAAAAGAAAGTTATTAAATTTTAAATATGGAACAAAGAGATTTAACTATATGGCAGAGATTATCCAAAACATTTGGACCTAACTCACTTCTTGACTTGGATGGACCAACTTATAAGTTGGACAAAAAAGAATTACTAAGAACAACAAACAAACAAGAATACGAAAAAGAAAAGTTGCAAATGCAACAAAGTTTGTTTATTCAGGATAACTGGAAAAAAATTGAAAACAACTTATATGCTCAAGCGGTTTATTATGAACCAAATAGAATTTCAGCATTTTATGATTATGAATCTATGGAGTTTACTCCCGAAATTTCAACAGCACTTGACATTTATTCCGAAGAATCAACAACACCAAATCAAGATGGATATGTTTTACAGATATATTCTGAATCAAAAAGAGTAAAATCAATTCTTGCTGATTTATTTAATAAAAATTTGGACATAAGTATTAATTTACCAATGTGGATAAGAAACACATGTAAGTATGGTGATAACTTTGTTTATTTAAAATTAGACCCAGAAAAAGGGGTTACCGGTTGTTTACAATTACCAAACATTGAGATTGAAAGATTGGAGAGAGGAATGGAAGCAAGAACCATGACAGCAAATATTGGTCCAGATGCTGAATTTAAACACAAAACTTTAAAATTTCTTTGGAAACATAAAGATATGGAGTTTAATACTTGGGAGATTGCACACTTTAGATTACTTGGTGATGATAGAAAACTTCCTTATGGTACATCCATGTTAGAAAAGGCAAGACGTATTTGGAAACAACTTGTATTAGCTGAAGATGCGATGTTAATATATAGAACATCAAGAGCACCAGAAAGAAGGGTGTTTAAGGTATTTGTTGGAAACATGGACGATAAAGATGTGGAAGCATATGTACAACGTGTCGCAAACAAATTCAAACGTGATCAAGTTGTTGATAAAAATACTGGAAACGTTGATTTAAGATTTAATCAAATGGCTGTGGATCAAGATTATTTTATTCCAGTTAGAGATGCCACAGCAACTATGCCTATTGAGACATTGGCTGGAGCTCAAAACCTTTCTGAAATCGCAGATATTGAATACATACAAAAGAAATTAGTTACAGCATTAAGAATACCCAAAGCTTATCTAGGTTTTGAAGAACCAGTTGGTGATGGAAAAAGTCTTTCATTACTTGATATTCGTTTTGCAAGAACAATTAATAAAATTCAAAAAGCAGTAATTGCCGAATTAAATAAAATTGCAATTATCCATTTATTTTTACTTGGGTTTGAAGATGAATTACATAATTTTACACTAGGTCTTACAAACCCTTCTAAACAAGCTGATCTATTAATGATTGACGTTTGGAAAGAAAAGGTAACTCTTTATAAAGATATGGTTACAGAAATTCCAAATACAATACAGCCAACATCAGCAACTTGGGCTAAAAAACATATTTTTGGGTTTTCTGTAGCGGCTGAAATTGCAAATACAGCAACAGTTATTACTCACACAGGATTGTTTGATAATGTTGATAGATTATATAAAACAGTTTCTGGCGAAACCACAAATGCTGGAGGAGCAGCACCGGCTGGAGCAGCACCGGCTGGAGCACCACCACCACCTCCAGGAGGTGAAGCGGCACCGATGATGGATGGTGTTGAGAAATCTAACTTTAATATCTTACTTGAGAGTGATAATTTATTTGGTGATGAGTATATAGATTTGTCAAAGGGTAAAAATTCTTTAGGCGATATTGAGAACGAACTTGAAAAATTACTCGGTGGTTAATATTTATAATAAAAATTAGCTATGAAATTTGGATTATTAAAATCAAAAATAGAAAAATGTTTGGTAGAATCATACGCAAACAACACATTAAAAAGAGATTTATTTGTTTTTGATCAACTTGTTGCTAAAAACAATAATATAAATAAATTGTATTATTTATATGATGAATTATCTTCAAATAAAGGATTAAACGAATCTATTGCAACTGATTTTGTAAATCAAAGTATTACAATTTATGAAAATACAATTAACAAAATATACAAATCCGAAATTAAAGATTTAGAATTATGGGTTAGTGATATTAAAACAAAAAATAATTATGAGGATGTAGATAATGTTTTTTCTAATAATGTCTTAACACTAGAAAATAAGATTAAAAGTAAAAATATCATAATTGAAAATCTTAAAAAGAAAGAAGATTCTGACAATAATTTAAAAAATGTTAGTATAAATGAAATGGTCCAAGTTGCAAACAAAACTTTAAAAAATTATTTAAAATCTTTATCTGAAAATGAAAAAAGAAAATTAGAATCAATTTTATTAGAATCTGACGAAAAACTTAAATTAAAATATGAAGTTATTAAAGAAGATGTTATTGATAAATTGATGGATCTAAAATCACAAGAAACGGATAATGAAATTAAATCAAAAATTACAGAAACAATTAAAAAAGTTGAAGCTGAAAAATACGATAAATTAAATTATTTTAAATTACAAGAACTTAATAGAAATCTTTAATTGTTTGATTGTAACTTTTGTTTGTATTTTGCCTTATTAATCATCTGTCTTTTTTCAACAGATTTTTTAGTAAATTCTTTCCTATAATTTAAATGAGAATTTTGGCGGGTCTTAATGACCTTACTTTTGAGTTCTTTTATTGCTCTCTCAATATCATTTTTTTTTACTTGTACTATTAACATATTTTAATTAAGATTTTTATTATATTGATATATATCTCAAAATTAAGTAAATTTTCTAAAAATAAACCAAAGACATATGGAAAATTATTATGAAAAAAGGAAAAACCACAAAAATAAATGGTTTCAGAACATCTAAAGTACATTACGGTACCGTTGATTCAAAAGAATTCAAGTCACTTTATTTAAACTTACAAACTTGGGTAGAACCAAAAGAGGAACAAGAGAATTGGAATAGGATTGTTTTAAACATGAATAGATCAATAAAACATTCTATATTTGACAACATAGATAAAAACTTATTTGATGATAAATTTATTGTTGATCTAGATTTAAGAACAAGTGGATTACATGTAAAAAAGAAATCTTTTATGAATTTAGAAATAAATTTATTTTTAAAACAAGAAATAGATTTTAAATCAACAAAATTAAAAAAATCACTTAAAAACATTATAAAAGAAATATACTCTGATGTATTAACAAAAAATGAATATTTTAAATTTTATTTAACAAAAAATGGTAATACAAAATTAGTTAAAGTAAAAACCGAAAAGGTCTAGTATTTATATTAAAACATTTACGATGAAAATATTAGCACCTAATGAAACGGGCAAAGGAATTCTTATTGAATATGATGCCGGATATGTTAACCCAAGAGAAAAAAGTAACCATTTTATTATGGAAGAAAAAAATTTCTTGGATTATTCAAAACCATTTGAATTTTATGCGGTTTTACAAAAATATAACACCCCAAATAGAAATGGTAGAGTATATCCGGAAAAGATATTAAAAAGAGAAGCGGAAAATTATAAAAAGATGATTGAAAAGGGTACGTCTCTTTCTGAACTTAATCATCCAGAGTCTTCTCTTATTGATCTTGATCGTGTTTCACATATGATAACAGAAGTTTGGTGGGATGGTCCGGTATTATTAGGTAAACTAAAATTATTGACATCACCAGGTTTTCACGAAAGAGGTATTGTATCAACAAAAGGTGATATGGCTGCCAACTATTTACGCCAAGGTGTAACATTAGGTATTTCTTCTAGAGGTGTTGGTTCACTTAAAAAAGTTGGTGAACAAAATGAAGTCCAAGATGATTTTGAATTAATATGTTTTGACCTTGTATCATCACCCTCAACACCTGGAGCTTATTTATTCTTGAATAAAGATGATAGAATGAAATATGAAGAAAACCTAGATGAAGAGAAAAAAATGTCTGTTGAAAGAAATGTTGGTGATTCTGGTAACAAATCTCTTGACTTAATGAAAAGATTATCTCATTATTTAGAAAAATAAAATTATGGAACAAGGAGAAAAATATTTTGTAGCAAAAATTACATCAGATCTATTAGACAGTGAATCTGGAAGAGTTAAAAAAGTAAAAGAAGAAAAGTTAGTTCTAGGTTATACACCTACTGACGTTGAGGCAAAAGTAACAAAGGTATATGAAAATTATACAATGGACTGGCGAATTACTTCAATAACCGAAAGTAAAATTGATGAAGTAATTGATTAATTAAAAAATTATTTTTTTATAAAGGGGGGACATTTTTGTCCCCTTTTTTATTTTATAATGAATTTTTCCCTAACTACCAATATTTATATTGTAAAGAAAATATCAATGGGAGAAAAAAACATGATAGAAGACGCATTCTTTCAAATTAAGAATTTGGAAGAATCTCTTAAAAAAAATGCACAAGGAATACTTTCATCTACAATGAGGAAAGAAATCAATTCACTAGTAAAAGAATCTCTTATGGAACAGGAAGAGGTTATAGCAGCGGCTCCAGAAGATGATGAAACCGAAGAAGCACCTATGTTACCTGACGAGGAATCAGATGTAGAATCGGCAGATCAAGGGATGGAACCAGACGAACCTATGATGATGGGTGATAATATGACTGGGATGGAACCAGAAGAAGATGAGACAATTGATATGAGAGGAGCATCTGATTCAGAAGTAATCCGAGTATTTAAAGCCATGGGTGATAATGATGGCGTTGTGGTTACTAGAGATAACAATATTATCACATTAACTGATGATGACGACGAATACATAATTAAATTAAATGAATCTATGGGAAAATATGATAAACACAGTGATGAACTTGACGAAATGTTTAATGACTCTGAATTAAAAGAATTTGAAGACGATGAGGACATGGACTTTGGATATGAAGACGATGAGGACATGGACTTTGGATATGAAGACGATGAGGACATGGACTTTGGATATTCTGATGAAGACGAAGAAGATATGGACTTTGGATATGAAGACGATGAGGACATGGACTTTGGATATTCTGATGAAGACGAAGAAGATATGGACTTTGAAGACGAAGAAAATGAAAATATTGTCTATGAAATAGAGATGAACGATTATTCTTTTAATGATGAAGATATGGATTTTGAAGAAGATGAAGATGACGATGAAAGTTATCTTTATGAAGAAGATGACGACTTTTTAGATCTTGATGATTCTGAATACGGAGAAGATGAAAATTATTCATACTCTGACGAAGAAGATGGTGAAGAAAATGAAGGTCTTTATGAATCTAAATCTATGAAATCTAAAATAAAAGGTGTTGGAATGGGTAAAGGTCCCAAATTCAAATACGGTCAAGTTACAGGTTATAAAATACCTAAACAAAAAGAAGGTACAAAAGGTGTTGGAATGGGTAAAGCTAAATTTACATATAAAGATGGTGAAAATCTTGATGGTGAATATAGACCAATTAAAAAAGGTAAAAAGATGGAAA